GTCTAAAGTAATTTCGTAAACCATTTCGTCCATGTCTTCTTCCATGTCTTCATACATGTCTTCATCCATATCCTCCATACCTTCTTCCATACCTTCTTCAGATTCGTCTAATTTAATGATATACTCAGTATCAGTATTTGTATCAACAAGTTCTATTTCCTCATCATCCTTTTGGATAATAATTCCGTCTTCATCCCCCATTGCTTTAAACACTTTTAATACTTCGTCATCAGATGCTCCAGTTAAATCTAGAGGTGGCAGTTCGTCAGACATTTCGTCTTCAGTCTCGTCCTCCACATCAAGTTCCAAATCTAATTCTAATTCAGGGGCCATAATTTCTTCACCCTCATCTTCAAAATCGATTTCAACTTCTTGTTCTTCTTCTTGCTCTTCCAGGTAATCATTTTCACTCAATGATTCTTTTACTAGTTCGTTAATTTCTTCCTTCATTGTAGAAGCAAGTATTTCTTTCGCATTCGACTTCATAGCTTCTTCAAGCTGTTCCGCCTCGAGCAACGCTTTTTCTAAGATTGTTTTACTCACGTTTTTTTATTTTTTATTGTTTATTATTATCGAATGCCGCCAAAGGCAAACATTCTTTATTATAAATATAAGTTAGTTGTAAAAAAACCTTGATTTAGGCTAATTAAGATATTATTTGCTTAGGAAATTATTTAACCTATTCATTAGGTTAACTGATTTGGTAACGTTTACAGTTTGTTCACCACCTTTAGATTCAGGAACAACGGATTTTTCGTCTACTGTGTCGGCATCACCTTCATTCTTAAATAAATAAGAACCTGGTGTTGATGGTGACGATACTAGGTCAAAACAAACCAATTCAAAATCTTCTTGTACCTCATTGTGTTCTCCCACTTTTTTAAGTGAACCAACCCCTCTAGACGATATACCTAATGTAACTCCCTGTCTTAGTAAATTTGCCGCCATATCACCAACACAAGATATAACACCTTCTTTAATATAACCTGGTGAGGTTAATAACTTCATCTTACCTATGAGTCTGTTTGCGTCCCAATATGTTTCTGTTATAATATGAGATGTTCTTTCTAAATCTATTAATGATGATTCTGGGTGATTTAATTCTGATATAGCTGAACCTTTTTTAATTACGTCTTGATATCTATCGTTTTCTCTTCTAAGAATATTTTCTGGGTAAACCCTACCATTTCTATTTGGTACACCATATTTCTGAAGTATTGCGTACATATATATTTCACCATCAAACTCATCACCGGACATTTCTTTAATAATTGTTTTATTATCTTCTGGTGATATATAACCATCAGACTCAACTAATATTCCATGACCTATTTCTCTAGCTTCTAAAATTCTCATAATAATCTTTTTATATAAATATAAAAATTGCATAAAAAAAGCCCAGTTAAAGGCTTTTATATGTTATTGTTATTTTTTAGTCCTATGAAACTTAAAACCTTCTATAGGTATAAGTGCTTTATTAATAATCTTATTTGTTATGTTATTTATTGGTGTCGCTAATTCTTCTGACTTTATAGTAGGTTTGTTTTTATTATCTGTGAACATTGTAACCTCACATCTCATAAAACTTCTTTTACCTTTTTTCATACCACTACACCTAAGGTCTAAATCAACAATAGCTTTTTTCTTTAATATTGTTTCTTTAAGTTCACGATGAATAAGATTGTCTATGTTATATTTAAATTTTGTGATTGTTTTCTCCCAATTATCGTTATCGTATAATGGTTCAATCCAAGATGATAAGTTAAGATAGATTGATTTCATTGTGGTGGAGTCTACCGTACCATAAGATGTTCTAAATACATCTGATATATCAGTTTTAACCTCTCTTCCTTGTTTTGTCATATTCTTTGTTTTTTGTACTAAAAATATAACAAAGTTGGGTAGTTAGTTCAAGTCCTCTAGAAGGCCCCTAACACGTATATACGAAGATTTTGATTTTTTTAACGTTATAATTTCGTTCTTAACTTCAGTTAACTTTGCTGATAATGTTTCTTCTTTAGATTCACTAATCATATTATTTAAAGTTTTAAGGGCAATACCTTTAACATTGTCATACTCAGTATTTAAAGTATCCTCCGTCATAACCAGTGTATTCTTAAGAATTGACCTTTCAGATTCATTCAAACTTACACCGTACTCTTCTTGGTACTTTTTTGATATTACTTGTGACAATATTTTTGAGTCTGCTTCCATAACTATATGTTTCTTATTTTCACCAACCATAGATTCCGTAAGAAAGTTTCTTGATTTTATTGTCTCTTCTAGATTTAAGACACCCCCACCAAAAACCATGGTATCAATATTATGGTAAATAATATTTGTTGATTCAGTACAAAGTTCTTTTCTATTTTCAATAACCTTATCTAATAAGTTAGTAACATCATTTAATCCTGATTTATTTTCCTTAAGGTGTTTAACAGCTTCTGTAATATAGTCTCTACTTGAGTCAAAGTTTTCGAATTTCTTAGACTCTATCTCATTATAAAGAACAAAGAATTCTCTTAATGGTTGTGAAAACTTCATAGCTCCCATTATAACCGATAAATTCTTCTTAAATTTATCTTTATCTCCATATGAGTTCTCTAAGATACTATCTATATCTTTTTTGTATTTGGCAAATCCTTTCATAAATGTATTTTATTATAAATATACTTAATCTTTTAATAATGACTCTACTTCCTTATTAATCTCATTAATACTTTGATTTGATTTACTAATTGATTCTTTAAGTCCTTTTAAATCATAACCTTTATTTTCCATTAAGAATGGTAGGTCTTTCTCTACGTTGAATGATTCTGCTGCTGGTTCAGCTGCTGGTTCCTCAGCTGGTGGTTCATCAGTACCCATATCCATTCCGACATCAGTACCCATATCCATACCCATATCACCACCAGTATCATCACCTTCTCCACCCTCTTCACCTTCTGCTTTAGGTGTACCATATAACTTATCAATATTAGAGAATATACCTGTTTTTTGTATTATTTCAGCTGTTTTTTCTAACTCACCAGCCATAGCCTTTTCAAATCTCTGTTGTTGTAAATCTAATTTAATCTCCTCATCTGACATACCAAGTATCTGTTTCTTAGCCCAGGTGGTAGATACGGCTTGTAGTCCGTTTCCTGGGTCAGTGACAGCGTCTCGATATAATGCAATTTTTTCTTTCCACTGTTCGATTTTAAGTAAATCTCCTTGTGTTGATGGGTTTGTTAATGATAGTGTAAAGTTGTTTAATTCCTCTTCGAACCCTAGAACGTATAGGTGAACTATAGCTATTTTGTTTAACTCTTGTATTATTGATTTTTGTATTCTATTAATTGTTCTAGCAAACCTAATGTCTAGTAGTGCTAGATTTTTACCTTCTCCGACAACTTCCTCAAACCCCAAGTAAGCTTTAGGTATTCTTAGTGACGCTAACAACTTCTTTTGAATATATTCTATGTCGGCAATCTCAGATAGATTTGTTGCCCCAGGTAATGTTTCAATTGGACTTGCTGCTGCCGGGTCCCTAACTGGTATAAAATAATCCTGGTCAACAGCCATTTGATTCATTCTTAAATCAACATTACCGTTATTTGAATCAACTACGATATCTCTTTTAAATTTATTGGCCACCTTTTGTATATAAGCTTCAACATCCTTATCATCCATATTACCAACAAATACTTTAAATACTCTTCTTTCAGGTGCTCTGGATGTTCTATACACCAACATAGCGTCTTCAGCTAATAACAACTGTTTCCAAATACGTCTAGCTTTTTCCAACATAGAAGTACCATATGGTAATCTTCTATCATCACCTAATAATCTAAAATGTGCAATCTCCCAGTTATTAAACTTTATATCTTTTTCTCTCCATTTAAACTCAATCTTATGAGCGTCATCATCATCATTATCTGCTGTTTGGTTTAGGTGTGTATTACCTTCAGTTCTTTCCATCTCAATGTTAGGTAATTGATTACACCCAATAATACCTTTTTCTGGGTCAATTTTAAGGTATACGAAATTATCACCGTATTTACAGGTATTTCTAATCCACATTGGTAGATTTGTATTAACATCTAATATGTTATTAAACAAATCCGCTAAAATACCTTTAATTCTTGCTGATTCAGAATAAATAGATATTGTATGTCCTTGTTCTGATGGTGTTGAGCACTCTTCAGCGTAAATGTCTAGTGCCGCTGAAATTTCAGGAGTAAACTCCATAGATTCGTAATCATAATATGAAGCTAATCTTGTAGGCTCATAGTAAATTGATTTTGTGTATAATTCATTGTCAACACTCTGCCACTGATTAGCCATGTACATAGCTTGTTGTAGTTCTAGTTGTTTTGTATCAAATTCACCCTTATTATTAGTCCTTAAGATTTCATCTGAATTTGCTTTAAATTGTTGGAATGTGTTTTTTGGTGCTGATGGTCCACCAGCCCCAAACACTTTACCTAGTTTTTGATATATTGTAAGTTTTGCCATAATGCTTAATAGTAGTGTTTATATTATAAATAGTATAGGTTTTATTAACCTCTTCTACGTTTACCCCCAAATAACCAGTTATTTTCTTTGTATTGTTCTTTACCAACTTCGTTACGACCTGAAATACCGAATGTTGGTGTTGATGGTTGTATACTTGAATTCTCACTTGCTTCGGTAGTCCACCCGTCAAGCATGGCCTTGGTTAGACTATCGGCTTTCTGTAATTGTGAAAACGAATTCTCACCAACATATAATGCCATAGCCATTGCCATAATAAGGTCATCGTGTTTACCCTTCATATGGTCTGGTCTACCATTAAGGTAAACGAAAGTATACATTTCGTTTAATAATCTTTCAGAACGAACAATAAATTCATGTCTTAACCCTTCCTCAAACGCTGATATTATTTGTGTTCTTTTATTATTAAATGCTAGTCCTGGTGTTTTTGTTCCAGCGTTTGGATTATACTTCCATTTATCGGCCGTAT